GGCGATGACTTTCAGGTCGGCCTGCAGGTCGGTCATAATCTTCTGGTTGTCGGCCTGCGCCTTGGCCATGATCTCCCGCACGTTGTTCTGGCCGTCCAGTTGCAGCTTCTGCATTTCGGCCTGCTGCTTGGCCTGGATGATCTGCATATCGCCCCGCAGCTTCATCTGCAGCTTCTGCATTTCGCCCTGCATACGCACCTGCTCGGCCGCGGTGCCGTCGTCCTCCTGTTTCGGCGGGGCTTTCTTGGCCTCGTCAATCGCCTGGTCGAGGATGCCCTCCAGGTAGTTCGATCCCTTGAATCCCGCCATGCCGAACTTCATGAACTCCAGCAATACCGGCAGGCTGCCGGGGACCGCCTGCACCATGCTGTTGGCCGATTGTATGAACGTCGCCATCGCGGTCAGGTACTCGGTGCGCTCGCTCTTGAGCTGCGCGTAGTCGATCATCGCAATGGATTCGGGGCGAATATCGACACGCCATTTCACATCCGGCGACTTCATCAGCGCGATGGCCGCCGGGATGCGCGGCCGGTCGGGCTCGGGCAGGTACTGCGCGCTGGCCTGGGTCAGGATGGCCTGTGGGCTGTAGTGCTTGGAAATGACTTCGGCCTTGAGGGCTTCCAGGTCGCTGGCGAACCGCGCGAACTCGTCCTGCACGGCCTGCACCCGGATACTGCCGAATTTGGCTTTGAGCTGGTTGGTGCCGTCGGACGTGTACTGGTCGGTTGAGCCGCCCCGGATCAGGTCAGACATGCCCGTCACTTCATGCAGCAGGGCAATCGTCTGGTCGCGCACTTGAATCAGGGTGTTGAGCGTGTCCACGATGGTTTCGACCGGGAACCAGTCGATATTCCCTTTCAGTGCGCCGCCCTCACCGAACATCGCCCAGTTCTCAACCGGGATCATCTGGTTCTCGGCGCCTTCCTGCAGCATCCGGCCCACGCTGTCGTTGGCACTGGCGTTGTACACGCCCACCACCTTGACCGCTCGGGTGATATTGGCAATGCGCGCCTGCAGCACGTCAATTTCGTTGTACAAGTCCTGCGCCATGCAGTAGTCGGCCTTCGGCACGAACAGCGTGGTCGTCAGGTTGGCGGCCATCGGGCGCGGGCTTGGCCAGAAACCCTGCAGTTGCAGGGGGTCGGGCGTCGCGTCGAGGATGATATCGACCCCCGGCGAATAGTAGTACACCGTCTTGTCGGCCTTGTTCCACAACTCCCAAATCTCGGCCTTCTGGACGTTGTTGCGCTGGTCGGAGTCAGTGCTGGTACCGCCGTTGTCGTTCTGGTTGTCGCCGCCAGGTAACTGGTTGATATACATCAGTTCGTCGGCTTTCACCTCGGGGAAGCGTTCCTTCACCTCGTCCTTCGTCAGCCAGGACCGGTAGCCCAGCCACGGAATCTCGGACCATGTGCGCCCCCACCCCCACAGGAAGTCCTGCCAGTGCACGTAGTCCGTGCAGGCATACTCGTAGCTGATCGGGTCGGGCTGCTCGCCGTCGCCCTTCGCCGTTTTCATGTCGTAGGACACGCGGCACTGGCCAAGCCCAGGCAACAGGCGGTCTTGCAGCGCGGCTTTCAGCGCCGTCGGGAAGTCCTCGCCGCTGGCCTCCACATCAGCCTGCAGGATCCGCTGGTACATCAGGCACGCCACCCGGGCGTCGTCGTCGTTGGGGTCGTGGTGTTCGCGCGCCACGTCGATCTGCGGCGTCGAGCCGTACAGCATCGACTGCAGCGTGACGATATTGGACCAGAACAGGTTCAGCGACGCGGGCCCCGACGTGGAGTAGACCGAACCGGGGTCGATGCCCCCGATCATCCCGCCGTCCGTCTCATTCCTGAACCGGGCGACGACGCCGTTGCCCTGTTTCGTGAAAATGCGCAGGCGCTTCTGCGCCGCGTCAATTTCCGTCTGCCAGAACTTCGCCCAGCCGGTGGGCGTGCGCTGGCCCTTGGGCGGCTGGTTGCCGGTATCAACGACCTGGAGTTGTCCCATGTTATGCGTCCTTCAATGGTTTCACGTGAAACACTTCACAGTCGTATTACCTTCGCTTTCGACCGGTCCCGGTCGGCCCACAGTTGGTCCAGCGTGTAGCCTTGCGCGGCATGTCGCTGTCCGAGTCTAGCGCCATCCGGCAGGTTTGTCATCGGGGGCGCGTCGGACTGCTGGGCGACGGACTTGTTGGCAACAATCGCCAGGTACCGGAAGGCGTCGGCTGAGTTGCTGGCCCAATCGTGCAGCGGGTTGTCACTGAATTGCTGGACGTGTTCGTGGTACTGGCGCCGGTAGCTGCGGAGGGCGTCGAGGCCCTGGGCGCAGTTGCGGTAATCGAACCAGCAATTCGGCAGGATCAGCCGGGTGGCGTCGATGCCGTGCTGGATAGCGAGTTTCGGAACGATTCGGATGGGCAAACGATCGGCCGGCTTGTAAATGTCAGGCCGCACAATGCCTGGGGCGGCAAATTGCTCCACCGTGGAACGACGAGTCGCAAGTGTCTTGGCTTTCGCATCGTGCGGTAGGTGGATTTCGGCGTAATCGTACTGTTTTTCATGGAGCATTCCTAAGTAGTGGTCAACGTGCCGCCCGCTGGCCTCGTAGTGGTCGATCACGGCGATACCGTCGGGGCGTGGCTGCCAGAACCACCACGCCGTTGAGTCACGCAGGCCGACGTCGGCCGCGACATAGACCTTCTGGTCGGGGTTGTACAGCGGTTCGTCGTGGATGAAGTGCCCGTCGGCGTCCAACTTGTTGATCATGTCGGCGTAGTACGTGCCGGCCAGCGCGGCGTCGAAAGAACACTCCATTTCCTGCTCGTACTGCGCCTCGGTCATCGTGGCTTTCAGCCGGGCCAGCTCGTTTTCGGGGATGATGCCCGTTTCGCTCGCACGCGCGAGCTTGTAATACCACTCCTGCTGGTTGTTCTCGGCCATGATCTTGTACTTGTGGAACTGGTTGCGCCCCTTGGCCGTGCCGATCAGCACCAGAAAGCCGTTCCGGTCGGCGAGGCAGGGGAGAATGACCTCACCCATCAGGGAGGGCTTCATATCGCCAAATTCGTCCAGGATCAGCCCGTCGAAATACAGCCCGCGCAGCGCGTCCGGGTTATCGGCGCCGTAGAGCGTGATCCAGGCGCCGTTCGGCAGCTTCACCCGCAGCTCGCTTTCGCGCGGCGCCTCGACGCGAATGCCCTCGGTCATGTTTTTCAGGTAAACCCACGCGATTTCCTTCGCCTGCTGCCGGAACGGCGCGACGTACCCGTACCGGGCGTCGGGCTTTAGCGTGTGTAGGGCGCGAACCGTCAGGTCGCCGATGCAGCCGACGGTCTTTCCCATGCGCCGATGGCAGACCATCAAGGCATTGCGCTGGTGCCGCCGGTGAAAATCGACAAATTGCTCGCGCGGGTTGTATTGGAACTCAACCGTCATGGTCGATCGTCAGCGGCGTGCTGGTGTTTGGTGTGATATCGAGCGGGCCCGGGGCCAGTGCGGGATGCAGCGCCAGCGTCAGGGACAGCCCGCCGCCCTTGGCATTGGACTGGGGTGGGGGGCTGGCCTTCATCATCAGGTTGAAAAACTGGCCGGGGTTTTCCTCGGCCCACTCCAGCAGCGCGTCGTCCCCGCCCATCTGCTCGTAGACGTTGGCCAGGGACTCGTGGAACGGGTGCTGGCCGGCCATTTTCTGGCGCAACGCCAGTTGCCGTTCCTGGAGGCTGTTACGGGGGGTGTCGGGCAGTTCGGGCATGGGAGCGGCTGCACGTTTTGTGTTGTGGCTTATGCCGGGAGGTTATCAGGGAACGGGCTTTTAGGCAAAAAATTTACGGATGCGAGTTCGTACCCACACCCGCGCCCGTTTCAAATCGGTGCCGGGGGTGGTCGGCTGCCAAGCTGTCGCCGAAAGCTACATGCCGCCAGCCACGATCTGTAGCTTGGCAGGCCGACAGCCTAGTGGTAGCGGCCTATTTAACATAATGGTGGTTATGCGCATATTTATGCGTTACGCATGGGTACTGCCTGGTGATTGTGGGCTGATTGGTAACGGCCTGGTACTTGATTGCGGAAACACAAAAATAAAATGTCATGTCTTGTCTATTTTTGGGCTTTGGGCTTTTTGGTTTGGGTATAAGGCTTTCAGTTTTTAGGCTTCGATGTTCTAATAAACTATAAACTTTTTCTTGCAGGAATTGCTCTAAGCTGTATACTGCAATCGTGCTTTTTGCCTTGCGGCTTAAAGGCGAAAATGCAATCTGGCCTTACGGCTTAACCTTTGGGGAGAAGCATCATGCAAATGTTCACGTTTCAAGATGGCGGTTTTGTGTTGCACAAGATAGCTGGCGTCATTCACGGCGCTAACATCAGTGCCTGGTATTCGCCGGATGGCGCGCTACTTAATGCCGAGTACCGCATAGTCCGTGGCAATACCGTTCGCCCAATACCCGCACGTATGCGCCTGGTGCGTGAAGAACTGCAGCGCAAAGGCGCGCTGCACAAACAAATAGTGGCAAATTCGATCAATAACGGCTTAACCTTTGAGGAGTAAATATCATGGCATATACCGCAATGTGGAACGTTCCAGGTTGTCTACCAGAGATGGAACCTGTTGAGTTTGACACGCTAGCAGAAGCGCGTGTTTTCTTATCCTGCGAGATTGACCGCGCGATAGACGAACTGCCTGAGCAGGACCAAGCCGCGGCGGAGCGCGCGCTAGCATCGTTTGACAATGAAGATACCGCCGACACGTTCTACTTGTGCGGCTACGTCTACACTGCGCGCGAACTGGCGGACTGACAATTTTTGTCACAATGTGACAATTTTTGTCACATTTGGTTTATTCATCTAGTGCCAAAATTTTACAGTTTGTGCCAATTTTTTATAACTCAGGAGTAATCACATGAGCAACGATACGCAAATCACTGAATATGCACTCAATCGAGAGTGTGAATCTTTAGCTAAATCCATTATTGAGGAAATTGACGGTGACAAGTCGGATACTGACGCGCTGCGAGAGTACGCACAAGAACGCGCGCATGGGGATGCAGACGGCCACCAATGGGTAATCTACACCTACAAAGCACGACAGGTCGCCAGCATCGCGCCTGCCGATGCAGAAGAATACCTTGAAGAAATCTATGACAAACCGTTTGACGGTTGCGAGACGTTTGGCGACGTATGTACGCGCTTGGCCTACGCTGCGCTGTATACCGGCATCATGGACGCGCTGAATACCTTGATCGACGAAATCGAGGAAAACGCAAGCGGGGAAGAAGAATGAATACATTCCTCGGCCTATCAGCCGGCATCGCTTTCGGGCTACTGCCGGTTTACCCAATCCACGCGGCGCTAATCATGTGTTGCGTATTCTTCAAACTGACAATGGAGTAGCTGCAATGTATGCAATCAATTTCGCCACTAACCAGCAAATCACATTTGATGCCGCCACCACACCCGAATACGCCGTGGCGTACGGATATCATGTGGAGTCAAATAATACCGCGTCGCGCTTTTTCGCCAGTGTGCAGGACAACGACAACTGGTGGCAGACAAATACGCCATTTCTATATGGGAAAATCAGTGTATGTGCCGGCGATTGGGCTGCCCGCATAGATGGCCGTTTTCCTTAATTTCAAACACCGCGGATAGCTACTAATGCGCCTTCCGAGAGGGCGCATTGTTGGCACTATCGCCACGCGGCGCTGATTATGTGCTGTGTATTTTTTTCTTTTACTGTGAGGAACTGGACGTGAACGCTAGCATATCATTCAAAGGGAAGCCTATTCGCGTATTTAACCACGACGATACGCTAGCGTATATCTACGTTCAGGTACCTACACTAACCCGTTCACACTGCAATATGCAGTCATTTAGGTCACACCCAAAATACGGCGCGTATGCAAACAGTGACCTATTTCCTGGAATGCTTAACCGCATAAGGGACGCGCAATTTCCAGACACCGTAAACGGGAAGCGCGTACTGCGACTGGACAATATTCCAGAAAACATAACAGTAATACAAGGCGCCGTTCTACTAACCATAGCATTAAACGTATAACCCGGAGTGTAAAACTATGAAAACACTAGCCGCACAGCTTATCGCCGACCCCTATGCTTGGCCCGGCGGATATCCCCGCTACGCCATATGCAAAGATGGCGGCGCACTATGCCAGCATTGCGTAAAAGCCGAACAGGCGCGCATGTCTGCCAATGACCATGAATATCCTGATGACGCCCAATGGATAATCGCAGCATTAGAAATAAATTGGGAAAATCAAGATTTGACCTGCGATCACTGTAATAAACCTATTGAATGCGCCTATGGTGACTAGCTACTAATGCGCCTTCCAAGAGGGTGCATTGTTGGCAATATCACCACAACGGGGAGTATGAGTATGAAAACTGGATATTTAAAAAAGGATCGGCAAGAACGGTTCAACAATAAACGCGGCTGGTTCGTGAACGCTTGGCGTATTGTTGACGCTAGTGGTGTTGACCTGGTCCAGCCTTGGAGCAGCACAAAAACCGAAGCGCGGTCTGTAGCCAAGCAGTTGGGTATAGCATTACTGGAGCCGAAAGCATGAAAACACAAACCTATAGCCAATCCAAAGACTTGAAAGCCATCGCCGCGGAGATTTCACGGCAAGCCGCCAGCGGGCAATACCGCCGGTACAATGACTTTG